TTTTTATCAAATTTTTCGATAAATTCTATATAGAAAGAAATATAATCACATTCTAAAAATAGAAAATTATCAAAATCTATTTTTTCATTTATTTCGTTCATAATTCTATAGTATTTTTTAAAATTGACCTATAATATGATTCAAATTCTAAAACTAACTTAGTATATAAAGAATTATCAATATTAAAATAATCTATAAACTCTCTATAATAGAAAAAATTATCATCTTTTAAGAAGATAAAATTATCAAATAAATTTAATTTTATTATATTCATTTTTAACTATAAATAATAAAAACAAAATTAATAACTATTAATTAATAAAACAAATATTTATTAATTATATGGAAACAAATATAAAAAAAATATCAAAATTCTTTTCAGTAGATGATTTCAATTTTAATTTAAAAATTGGTCAAGAGTATTTAAATAATGATATTAATATGACATTATTTTTATATCGTGTTGATTCAACAAAAACTGAAATTGATGATGTATATGGTGAAGTTGGTGAAAATGAGATAAAGTATTTATCTAAAATTGAAATTAATTGTTTGGTAAAGGTTGATCCACCAAAAAATTCAGCATATAAAAATGGTATTTTAAGATATTCTGAACCAGGTAATTTAATTTTTTATGTATATATTGACCATTTAAATGAACTTGGAATAAATATAAACTATGGTGATTATATTGGTTATCCTGAAAATGACAATAAGATACGATATTATAGTGTTAGTGATAATGGTTCAGTCATTTCAGATAATAAACATAATATGTTTGGATTTAAACCATATTATAAAACAATCACTTGTGTGCCAGCACAAGAAACTGAATTTAATGGTATATGACAAATATGAAGACTAATATAAAAATATATAAAAATAAAACTTTAATAGATAGAAGAGAGGAATTATTAAATGATATTATTAAACATGATACTTATTTACCTGAATCAATATTGCATGATGATTTGGATAAAGGTATGTTAAATTTTATTGAAGAAAATTTTAAAGTTGTTTCAGATGGAAAAATAATTCCAATAATACCAAAAATATTAACCATTCAAAAATGGGCTGAATATAAAAATACTTGGGAATTTACTGATGAAGATAGAAATATAAAATTACCGTTTATTGCGATAATTAGAAAACCTGATGTTCAACCAGGAACAAACCCAATTACCCAAAGAACAATACCAAATCGTAAAACTTTTCATTATTCAATTATTAATACATGGGATGGTGTTAATAAAGGAGCAAATATATATAAAATCCCACAACCTGTTGCGGTTGATATTACTTTTGATGTTTCAATTGTTTGTAATAAATTTAGGTCATTAAATGTTTTTAATAAACTAATAATGCAAAAGTTTAGTTCAAGACAGGCATATACAACAATTAAAGGACATTATATTCCAATAGTACTTGATAGTAATAGTGATAGTACCCCTATGGAATTAATAGATGGTAGAAGATTTTATGTTCAAAATTATCAATTAACAATGCTTGGTTATTTAATTGATGCTGATGAATTTGAAGTTGTTCCAGCAATTAATAAATTATTAGTTGTTAACGAATTTATTAGTGAAAAAAGAATAAAACATAATACTATAAATGAAATATATGGTGTTGATGAAATTAGTTTCAATGGAGATAATACAAATAAAACATATAATTTATCAAAAAAAATAACAAATTTATATTATATAACTAAAAATAATATACTATTAACAAAAGATACAGATTATTACCACATCGCAAAAACATCTAAAATAACATTTAATGATATACTAACTCAAAATGATAATATTAAAATATATTTTAATAATGGTGGATTATTGGATGAAAATGGGGATAAATTAAATTTAAAGTATGAAAGTATAAATTATAGTACTAATGAAATAATATTAAGTAATAACATTAAACTTTTCTTGTTTTTATCTATTAATAAAAATAAAAAAACAATTTTTAATGACTTTAATATTGTTAATAATAATAAAATTATATTAAATAATTCATATCAAATTGGTTATATTATAGAAATAATATACTTATATTAATCTTAAAATAGACTTTTACATTTTATTTTAATATTTATATATAATATAAAATTAAAATAAAATAAATGACAAATTCAAATAAAACATACGTTTCACCTGGTGTATATACCTCAGAAAGAGATTTAACGTTTGTTGCACAGTCTATTGGTGTAACAACTTTAGGATTAGTTGGTGAAACTATTAAAGGACCAGCAAATGAACCTATTTTAATAACAAATTTTGATGAATTTAAAGCCTATTTTGGTGGTACAACACCTGTAAAAGATGGTGATGGAAATCCAAAATATGAATTACCTTATTTTGCAAAATCTTACCTTGAGCAATCTAATCAAATGTTTGTAACAAGGGTTTTAGGTTTAACAGGATATAAAGCTAATAAAACTTTTGGTATTCAAGCATTAGGTGGAGTTAATTATGATGTGAATACATATACATCTACAGGAAGTACATTGTCACCAAGTGCTACAATTACAGGTTCAACATTCTATTCTGACCTATCAGGTAAAACATCAGTTGATGGAACTTCAGTAACAGATTATATTAAAACTAATTTTAGCGGTTTAACGGCTTCTGATCATAATAAATGGTTTTCTATTGGTCTTATACCATCTACTGATTTTAATGCTCTTACAGGTGCTGAAATGAGCACTCCTTTAAATGGAAATACAAATAATAATGCAAATATTGGAAAAAATTGGTATAATACATACTTTGTAAGATCTGGTTCTACTGATGCAACAATAAATGGTGTTTATTCTTATTTATTTGTTTGGTCAAGTGGTACAACAACATTTAATGTTACGAGATATAAATATTCTGCATCATTAAATACTGATTATCATAATACGATTGTTGCAGCTTTACGTCCAAGAGGTAATTACGTAAATAATTCATTAGTTTATTCAGTAACAGCTAATAGTGGTTTAACTATGTCATCATCAACGGTTAGTTATAATCCGTTAAATGACTTTGCACTACAAATTAATGGTAAATCATTTAATTGTTCATTAGACCCAACTTCAAAAAATTATTTAACTAAAGTTTTCGGTACAGAAGTATTTGAGAAGAATAGTACTGATTATCCTGTTTATGTACATGAATCATATGTTAATTTATTAAATGCAGCATTTAAACAAGGATATATACGTGGATTATCAACAACTTTGATTTATAAAGATGAAACAGATAACTTTATGCGTGAATGGGATACAGCTTCATCACCAATGGTTGTTTCAGAAGTTAGAGGTAATAAAGTTGATGATTTGTTTCAAGTAATTGCAATTTCTGATGGTGATTCAGCGAATATGCAAATAAAAATTACAATACAAAATATTGATTTGGATAAAGGTGAATTTGATTTAATTGTTAGAGATTTTAATGATACTGATGATAATGTAGTTGTTCTTGAAAGTTTTTCAAGATGTTCAATGAATCCTGATGTTAATGGTTATATCGCTAAGAAAGTTGGTACATCAGATGGTGAATATACATTACGTTCAAAGTATATTATGTTACAAATGGTTACTGACCATCCAACAGATACAATTCCATCTGGTTTTAAAGGTTTTGTAAGTGCATCAACATCAACAAGTAAATTAGGTAATGTTATGTATAAAACAAAATATTATGATGCTGGTGATATTATTAGTTATAACTCTGATGGTACGCCTAATTTTACAAGTGGTGATAAAGTAAGAAAAGTTTCTTTAGGATTATCTAATCAAATTGGATATGATAAAGACTTATTTAAATTTAAAGGTAAAAATTCATCAGGAGAAACATTTGGTTTTCACTTATCAAAAAATGCTAAATCAATAACTGGTACAACATATCAAACAACACCATATGATTTAGAAGGTGTTGATAAAGGTAAGTTAAGTGTAAATTCAAGTAGAAAATTCACATTTGCTGTTTGCGGTGGTTTTGATGGTTGGGATATTTACAGAAAAACAAGAACATTTGGTGATTCTTATGTATTAGGAAAATCAACATATACTGCAAATAATACTAATAACGGTGGTTTGTTTTCAATAACATCACCAAATTCAGATTATTATGCTTATATTAAAGGTATTGATACTTTTTCAAATCCAAAAGCAATTGATATTAATGTTTTTTCAACCGCTGGTATAAATTTCTTCGACCATAGTTCATTAACATCTTATGCAATTGATATGATTGAAAATGAACGTGCCGATAGTGTATATATCATTTCAGCACCAAGTTTCCTTGGGGATACTGAACAAGTTGTTGATGCATTAGATACAATTGGTCTTGATACAAACTATTCAGCAACATATTGGCCTTGGATTAAAATAAGAGATACAGATAACTCAACACAATTATTTATACCACCAACAGGTGAAGTTTTGAAAAATATTGCATATACAGATAGTGTAAGTTATCCTTGGTTTGCTGTTGCTGGTTTTTCTCGTGGTTTAGTTAATGCTGAAAGAGCACAAACTAAATTAAGTTTAGATGACATTAATTCATTATATCTTAGTAGAATAAATCCAATTGCAACATTTACTGATACTGGTACTATTATTTGGGGTAATAAAACATTGCAAGTTAGAGAATCATCATTGGATAGATTAAATGTTCGTAGATTATTATTAAGAGCAAGAAAATTAATTTCTACAGTTGCTATACGTTTATTGTTTGAACAAGATGATGAACAAGTAAGAAATGACTTTTTAAGATTAGTTAATCCTATTTTGGACTCAATTAAAAAAGAACGTGGTTTAGTTGAATTTAAAGTAGTTTTAAGTAACGACCCAGAAGATATTGATGCTAATACTTTAAGAGGTAAAATTTATATTAAACCAACAAGAAGTTTGGAAATTGTAGATTTAGAATTTGTACTATCACCAACAGGTGCATCATTTGATAATATCTAATTTAAAAAATAATTAATTTAAAAAATGCTTTATATTTATATATAAAGCATTTTTTTATGAAATTATATAACATATTATTGGAACAAACAGAATTATTTGAAATATCACAAAAAATTATAGATAAATTAATTGAAAAATTTAAGATTGAAAAACCAAGTGCTTCTGATGTAGATATAAGATATTATATTGATGAATTTGAGAAAAGAAAAGGAAATCCAGCAATAAAGGAAAAAGATATTCAAACATATACATTCAAAGAATTGGAAAAGGTTATTGATTCATTACCAACAAATCAAAAAATTTCTAAAACAGAAAACAATGTAGAGTTTTCCAATACTGAATTGATTTATAATCAACCACCTCTTCAAATATATCATGGTGATAGTGAAAAAACTTGTATAAAGATAAAAGGTGATTTTCCATCTTCTTGGTGTGTGTCACGAAGTTCTGGTGGAAATATGTATAATACTTATCGTTACGCTGGAACAGATCCAAGTTTCTACTTTGTCAAGAATCTTGATAGATTAAATAAGATAACAGAAATTGAAGATGATTTATATTGCTTCTTTGTTATTCAATTTAATAATCAAGGGGAATATATTGTTACCAATGCAAAGAATGATGGAGATAATCCTATGTCTTGGGAGGAAATTTTGAAATTAGAACCTTTGCTAAAAGGTAAGGAAATTTTATTTCAAAATGTACCATTGACAGATGAAGAAAAAGAATATTATAGAAGATTTAAGGATGGTATTTCTGATGAAGAATATATAAATTTACCATATAGAGAAAAGAAAATATATTTTTCAATAACACATGAATTGAATAATATAAAATTTATAAATACACCAAAAGATTTATTAAACGACTATATAACAACAGGTGTTGAATTAACAAAAGAACAATTTAATTTTATTAAAGACAAACAATCCTTATTTAATAACTATAGAAGGGTTACAATAGATATTGTTATTCCACAATATTTAAAAGGAACTATAAGGAATTTTGGTAATAGATGGTCAGTATTAACAGATGATGAAGCAATTGATATTTACAATAAAAAAGAAGTAAACTTCCCTGAAATTTTACAATATAAACCACAGTTAATTGGAAAATTTGAAAATGTACTATATAAATTAAATAATAATAATATAACTGGTATATTAGAAAAACAACCACAATTAATTGGAAATTTTGAAGATAAATTAAGTGGATTAACTACTAATAATATAAGTAGTATTATATCAAATCAGCCACAATTATTTGAAAAATTTAAATTAGATGAATTAGATGGTTTTGATATTAGTAATATTTTACAAAAACAACCACAATTATTTGAAAAATTTGAAAATGATTTAAATAAGTTAAATAAATTTAATATAAAAGACATTCTAACAAAACAACCAAAATTAATTGATAAATTTGAAAATGAAATAAAAAGTTTAAAAAGTTTTCATATAAGAGATATTTTATCAACTCAACC